TTAGAAAACACTTTTTTATAATAAATGGTACAAAGTTATATATTTATTTTTAGAAAAAAAAACAAAAAAAGAAAAAAAATTACTTTTTCCAATTTTTAGTTATTTTTTCAGCAGAACGCATACCAAAATAACCACCATAAACTAATAATAATAGTGAAGAAAGTAAATCAATCCAATTAGGGTCTATTTTAAAGCCTTCTAATGAACTATCTAAGATTATATATATAAATAGTGTAGCGGTTAAAAAAGCAAGTGTTAGAGGTCTTATATTGCGTGTTAAATAGCTATCTGTTTGGTTGTCGCTAACCCAACGTTTTGTAGTTTCTTGCATTTCTAACATATCGTGTCTAAGTTCTTCTAGTAAAAGTTCCTTATCGGTTTCTGTTAGTTGTGTGCTACCCTCTATTTGTTTGCTTAATTCTTTTAGACTTTCAATACCTGTTATACTACCTGCTGCATCTAAAATACTAGGTGCTATGTTTTTACCTTGTTTTACTAACCAACGTAAAGCATCGCCTACTCTTGTTGTTCCGTTTTTATCTTTGTATTTAGGCATATTTATTTATTTGAATAGTCCCATCTAGCACGTGTCTTGCGTATGTCGTAATGTACAAACGTATCATAAAGACCTAAACCACCTTGCAACAAAACACCAAAGTCAATTAAGTCCTCTATAATAGCAAACACCTCAATAGGTTTTAAACTCTGTATTGTAATATCTGCAGCTTTGCCTAATAAGTGTTGAGAAGTTTTTGAGCCACCTACCTTTACATTGTGTTTAGGGCATCTATAGGTACTATTAATTTTTATAGGTCTACCTACATAATCTCTAAGTGTTTGTAATTGCCCTGCTAATTTTATTACGTTTTCGTAAACCTCTAAAGGCATTTCACACCCACACTTACACTCAAATTCACGTCTTTTAAAGTTCTTTGTCATTAGACTTTTTCTTTTTGTGCGTTTCGTGTATCTTTTGAATAGTATACACAATAGAAGCTAGTAGAAGAATAATCTTTAAACTATTTTCTACTGCAGTAAAAGAAATTCCTAAGCTAATAGCATTAAAAAACGCTAACCTTAAATCTTGTACACTCATAGCATTAACCCTTTTAAAAAGTTATTCCATTTAGCGATTAACCAAAATTGTAACGCTTCTATTTTATCTGCTATGTATCTTAGTCCTCTTACCATTACATTTTATTTTCTAAATAGTCAATACCATAAAAGTTATGCAAAGGCTCTCCACTAGGAGTTACTGCATAGCTTTTCCACCCATAAGGATGCTCCTCTAAGCCATTCCATACTACATCAATAAGGTACTTATCACTTAATACTGTTTCTTTAATTACATTGCCCTCTGCATCAGTTTCACCCTCTTCTATTACTTCGTGCCCAAGTCTTACTATTGCGTGGCTGTGTGTTGGGTATTCTACTCCATTCTCATCAGTATCTACTCCTAAACCTTTTATTTTAGTTTCAGCTTGTTCCTCGCTATCAAATATGTATTTTCCTACTTTCATATTGTTGTTAATTCTATTGCTTCTGCTTCTGTTAATACTCTGTCATAAACTCTTGCATCGTGTACTTTACCCTCAAAAAATTCATTGTTTTGTGCTCTATTACTAAAGTTCAATTCTGATAAAGTTTGTGGTATATAGCCACTTGTATCTGTAAAAACTAAACTACCATTTACATAGCATTTAAACTCATCTGTTTTAAAGGTTAAAGCTATTTTATTTCTTGAATTATAAGTTAATGTTGTAGGTGTAGCATCTAAATAAGTAACTGTGCTTCCTGTAAAATTAGAGCTTGAGAAAAAACGTATTTGATTAGAGCCACTTATAAAAATAAATATTATTCTATTTGCATCTGTTCCATCACTTAAAGATATTTTATAGCTTGATGCTTTATAAGGCGTTACATCTACAAAAAATGTTCCCTCTGTAATATCAAACAAATCACTATTCCCACCATTTAAACACTCATCTTTTAATCTTGTTACTGTACTTGCACCTGTATAAATTAAACTTGAAGCATAGCTATCGACTAACTCTGTTTGCGCACCCCATACTAAAAAATCTAATTCGTCATCACTAAAATTATTAATTGCTACTCCTATATAAACATATTTGGCATTTGAAGGTCTATAGCCTGTAAATTGTATTCTTGTCCATTCTGTTGTAATTGTTCTTGTTTTAGGACTGCCACTACTAGCTCCATACCACGCACAAGTTTGTTCTTGTCCTGTATTACTTTTTACATAAATTGTTGAAATATAATAACCGCCACCATCTCCATCAATTGCAGGATTAACTCCATTAACGTCCAATAAAGCATATCCACTTCCTGTAGCACTTGCTTGTAATCTTGTAGCGGTCATTGTTCCGTCGGGTGCTATAGCATAGTTACCTGTTTTAGTTATTGTTCCACTATTTGTTAAAGTACTTTTTAGATGAAGGCTTGTATTTTCAATCGCATAGTTAGTCCGTTGTGGCTCTAAAAGTAAACTTGGACAGTTGCTATTTAACCAATCTAATCTTGGTACATCTGTAAAGGTTTCTACTCTTTTAGTAACTTGACTACCCTCTGTTTTTATGTAGTCAGATAAAGCACCCTCACTAACCATAGCACCCCAAAGAAATAAACTATCTCCACTTGAAGCACTACCATCAGAACAGTAAACTCTCATTTCAAAAGATACTGTATCTACTACATCAGTAATACTAACTCTATACCACCCATTAGCAAGTTCCTCAATTTTTTCAGCTTCGGGTATATTAGCAGTATTGTCAAATCCTGTACCTAAAGTACCTGCACTCAAATCAAATTTTCTATTGTAAATTAAAGTACCATAGTCGCAACGTAAATATCCAACAGTTTCTACATCTGCTTTTACATATATACTTGCAGTATAATACTTTGCGTTTGTTACTGTTATGTTACTTGTAGGTCTTGTAAAACTATAATTTGTGCCATTAGATACAATTTTATCAGCAGTATTTGTTCCATCAGGCGCAAGTGTTTGGTCTGTTGAAATTGATGCACCATTAAAATTAGTCCAATTTGTACTAAAGTCTTCACTATTTAAAATAAGGTTAGTAATACTGCCTACTGATTTAGCTTCCTCTATTAAACCATCTTTGCGTACTCTTGTACCTATTGACTGTCTTGTAAAGTCAAAATCTCCTGTAGCATCATTAGGTAAAATAGAATATACTTTACCACTTTTATATCCGCTTGGTATTAGTGCTAATTTAGGTTTACTCATTATCTTTCTGTTAATATTGTTGTACTATTCATATAACGCCAAATACCATTAGCATACCATCTTAAAGTAATTTTATCATCTGCATCAATAGGTGCAGTAGTACCAAAATCAAAATTTAGTATCATACCCTCACTTGCAGTATAGCTTAATGTTTTTGAAGTAACTAAAGTATTTAAACCCTTATAGATATATACAGTTGCACTTGTTCCTGCAGGTGTACCATAGCTACTATATTTATTTGCAGTCATAGTAACGCTTGAAACATAGCAATCAAAAGGCACAGGTATAGTACCATAAGCATAAGGGAACGCAGTAGTCATACCTGTATCATACATAGTCATAGTTGAGGTGCTACTTTGATAGTGCCTCCAATTTATAGCTACCTTATCTTTGTGTACAGGGTTTGCATCCTTTAACCTGTTTATCTTGTTAGTATGTTTAGCACTTACTATTTTACTTATCATCTCTGTACGCTTTGTAGCATATCGCTACTGCTTGTTCTTTGTTATACTCCTTGCTTATTTCTGCTACACACCTCACTATAAAATCGCTTTGCTTCTCGTTCGCTTTTGGTTTTGGTATCGGCATCAATATAGTTTTTTAGTTTGTTTAAGTTTGTTTGTTTTATCTTATATCTCATAAAACCCACCCATTAAAAGTTGTATCTGTATCAGGCGAAATATCCTCGTTTGTATTGCTTGTATACTCAGGAAACAAATTATTGTTAAAACACAAATAATCTACTAAGCGTGTACTATAATAGTTTGCATATTCTCTAGCCTTTGATACTAAATAATCTACTTCGTTTTTATCTACGTTTTGTGCAGTTTCTGAACTGTGTTTAAGTACAGATTTGTTTGTAATCGTGTATGCTGCAAATGGTATATAGTTCATTTGACTAAACCAAATTAAACAAGGTTGTACATAAGTATTAACTAGTGTTAAATAATCACCTGTTAAACTATCTGCAATAATATCTGCGCTAATTTTGTTGTATAAATCCGTACCTAACAAATTTTGTATATCTATTTGTTGTGCCACCTTGACAAATTGTATCATCTTATCTATATCAACGTTGCCATCAATAATAGAATTTTTTTTAAGGTCTGTTGTGCTTATAAATAATGCTGTTGCCATTAGTTTCTAAATTTCATTTTGTTCCAATATTCAGCAGTATAACCTTTATACTTCATATCTTTAGGTGCTACAGGTACTTTTTGTGCATTAGCTTCAGGTTTAAACCCTCTTTTTCTAGCTTCTGTTGTACTTATAGCTTCGCCTAAACTCTTTGCACCCTCTTTGCGTACATACGTTTTTCTTAACCATTTATGGTTGCATCTTGCACCACCTTTATAAAGCCATATAGAGTATGTATCACTACCACCTTTACCAAAACCTGCATTTACAACTTTGTTTTCCATAGCTACTATATCTTCTTTACGATATACTTTTTTAGCACTTACCATTTTAGAACAAAATTGTCTAGACGTTGCTTTAGTTCGTTCAGGTGCATACATATAGCGTACTAGAAATTCGTTACCCTCTTCTTTTGTTTGTTTACTAGTACCATCTTGTTCGCTTTCTTTATAAGGCTTTGCACTTCCTGTACTTACAAACTCCCATATTTTAGATAATAAACTTTTATCTTTAGGTTGGTTTAGGTCTGTTATAACCTCGTCTAACCCTTGTTCTTCATCATAGTTTACCTCTCGTTCATCTATTACCTCAAAATCGTTTAATAGTTCTTCTTCGTCTTGCCCTAAATCTATTAGCGCATCTGCAATATCGCTACCTAATTCATCAGGTAAATCTTTACTTAAACAACAATCTTGACTAAGTTTTACGCCTGTTTCTTCTTCTCTTGTTTCTTCGTCTACTACGTTTTCTAAGTCTGTGAACTCTAGCGGTTGTAACGTCTTAAAGTATAGTTTTAAGCTAATATTATTATAAGCTAGTATACTATCAAAAGCATCTATTAAAAGTGTCTGAAATGGTCTAATGACAGTGTTATCCATTAGTATAGAAGCGGTTTTTAATTCATCAGCATTGTTTCCTAGTCCTGAACTATCTTTAATACCTAATAGCATAGGACTTACAACCCTATGACCTACCATTATTTTTTTGGTGCATTCTTCACTTACATATTGATAAGTGTTATGTGCATCACTAATTTGCAATGTTTCTACTGTTGCTGCATTTTCGGGATTATCATTAAAAGCTAAAATAAATTTAGCACCATTAACCCCTGTAAATTTTTGTGCTATACGGTTTTCTAACATTTGTCTCTCTTCGGCATTAGGTGTACCATTATTAAACTGTATAAGTGTATTAGGGCTAAAAGAATGAGCAGTATTGTTGAGGTGGAATATTGACACTTGTTCTTCAGTTTCACACCAACTTAAAACACCTTGATAATCGGGACTAGAGTAGTATTTATATCCTGCTCTGTAAGGCTTAACGTAAACTATCTCTATATTTTCAGTTGAGTAACCAAATGCAGGTATTCTAGTTGTTTCATCTGCACGCTTAACTTTAGTCCAATCATCAGAGTAGTAATACGCTTCTATTTCGCCTTTATCGTTGCATTTCTCGGCTCTTAAATTCTCAACAGGTATGTGTTCTACCCTTGCCACAGTCTTGCGGTCTTTTGAGTATATAACCTGCATTGAGCATTGACCCATTAATTTTAAATCATAACATAATTTACGCACACAATCCTTATGAAATAAAGTAATCATTCTAGCGTACGCTTCAGGCTTTTTATTGCTATCTAAAGCATCTAAACCTTTGCCATATATCATCTCACTAATACCATTGATTATAGCATTGTTTGTAGGACTACCATTATAGCGGTCTATTAGATAACTAAAATAATTGTTATCTGTACCATAACTTACCCATTCCTTGTTAGATTTCTCTACAATTTGAGGGCTTGTATAGGTGCTTAAATTTACTACTCTTAAATCGTTCATAATATAATATAATCATTATCAAAACTATCTTCTTGTACGTACTCATCTTTATTTATAGAGTAGTAATCGTTGTTAGTTTGGTTTATTGTTTGGTCTGTGCAAAATACTTTATCCTTGTATATTATTGCACTTCCGTTCTTAACTTCTAATATGTAAAAATCACCCTCTGTTAATGTACCAAAAACCGCATCAAAACTCATATAATTTTTATCAGTAGTTGCAGTTGGTGTAACACTTACTAAAGTGCCTGTGCTTTCACTTGTTAAATTTACAGTAACAACACCCTCAATATATTGTCTTGGTATTATCTTAAAGGTCTTATTACCACTTGTAGTTATTAGCTTCATATTAATATATAAACAAAACTAATTTATTTTGTATTGTATGGATATAAAAAAAGGGTTATCTAAAAAGACAACCCTTTAATTTAAAACCCTAATTTATTATGCAGTTGGGTCGATTTGTGTTGCAGAAGCATCAGTAGTAATTACTGACCCTGTTACAAAATAAGGTGGAGCTGTTTCTTGTGCAACCGCCGTAATTGTATATCCTGTTAAATCCCCCATAGCTGCACCTGTAACAATAGTACCACCATTTACATCAGCTCCGTGCTCTAATCCCATTACGAAATAGTTTCCGTTGTAGTCCTCTATAGCAATGTGTGGTCTTGCGTGTGCAATTAGTTTTAGTTCTTCTTGAGTTGCTTTGTCTTGGAAAGTCAAAGTTAAATTTAGTGTACTTTCGTAAAAAGTAGTACCATTTTCTCTTGAAGAATTTATAGAAGTTTCTAGTGATGAATTTCCTTTAACATCAAATTGAAACCAATCGGGAGTACCTGCAAATGCAGTTATTTCGCCACTTACAATAGTGGCAGCACCTAATGTTCCATAATCAGCAAAGTAAATAGTTTTAATACCACCTACTGCCGATTTGCAAGGTACTTTTCTTCCTGTAGTTAATGAACAAGCCATATTTTTTAAAGTGTTTTTAAATAAAAAAGGGTAGGGCAAATTTCCCCACCCCTTTCTACGTTGATTAATTAATTATTATACAGTTCTGTAAACGATATCTGATACCTGTGCGTATTGTACACCTGCAGTAAATCGCATTACAACTCTTACGTTTTGGCTTCCCGTGGTTTCAGACATATCAATGACTCTCACTTCATTTTGGTCAGAAAGTAATCCTGTGCCGAAGAATAAGTTTGATTTTTCAGCTGCAATAATCATATCATCAGCAGCACCACGAGCAGCTACAACAGGGATACCATCAAAGAATAAAGACCCTAAAGATTGATTATTTCCTTTGTTTTCATAACCATTAGCACCTACACCGCCTGATTGAAAACCACCTAAAGCACGTGTATAAGCACGAATAACATTAGAAGCAGCATAAATTACTAAATCCTCACTACCATAAACTGCAGTTGGGATAGCATCTACAACAGCACCTAATTCAGCAACTACGTTTGCAGCTGTTACAGCAGTACCTACGATATCTTGTCCTGCAGGTAAATCAGTATCAGCAGCTAACAATGTAGCAAAACCATCAAATTGCCCTGAAGTTGCAGTTGACCCACTCCAAATATTTTTTTCTGTTCTATCAGCTACTTTTGCAGCAACGTGTGCTAGTACAAAATCAGAAAAATTAGCAGGTAGGTTGTCAAATGCAGAATATCCCATTTGTGCAGCTTCCCAATCGCTATGCAAATCTTTTTTACAAATATCCAAATTCACTTGAAATTCTTCAGGTTGTAGGATTTTTTCAGTTAGTGTTAAAGTTCCTTGTCCTGTTTGAAAATCACAAGTTGCGTCTTTAACGATGTCATCAGTTGAAGCCTTTTTAATTACAGACTTAAACTTAACATTAGGCATAATAGTAATTAGCCCTTTGTCTAATGTGTCAGCAGACAATAAGGCAGCAGCAATATAACGACCGCTAAATTCCCCTGCATACGTTGAAGTAATTGATACACTCATTTTATTTTAGTTTTTAGTTGTTTATTAGTTTGTTTATTAATTATTAAATTTTGCCATTACTCTATCCAAAGTACTTAATCTTCTATTTTGTGCGATGTTAAATTTAGATAGGTTTTGTTTTGCTTCAGGGTTTGCCTGTATTGGCTCTGCAGCAGGTTGGTTAAGTTCTTCCTGTACTTCTTCAGGTACTTCACTTAGTTCCACTTTTTCGTGTTTGCAAAGTTCTTCAGTAATAAGGTTGCCTAGTTCCTCTGCGCTTAAATCCTCTTTAGGCTCTAGCATAGACTTAATTTCTTCTAACATAGATTTAACCTCTGCTAGTTCTTCTTTAGTAGCGTAAACTTCTTCTTTTTCTTCTTCAGCAGCTTCTACTTCTTCAGCAGGTGCTTCTTCTTCAGCTTCTTCAGTTTTGATTTCAGAAATTAAACCCTCTTCGGCTACTACTAAAATACGTCCATCTTCTAGTTGGTATTCTCCAACAGGAACGGCTACTTTTTCATCTTCAGTAACAATAAATACTTCATTGCCACTCTCAAACGCTTCTGCTTCTAATACAGTTCCGTTTTCTAACGCTTGTTGTTCTAGCTTAACTTCTTCAGATAAGTTTAGAACTTCTTTGATTTTACTAATCATATCGTTTGTATTCATATTAATATATAATGGTTAAAAATTAATTTTGTATTTTTAGGCTTTCTTTTGAATAATAAACCACTCGCTTCCATCACTCCAAATCTTTATACCCTCATAGGTTTTATTTATTTCATAGTAATTTGTCGAGCCATCTAAAGTATCACTTCCACTAGGTGTAATATAAACTCTTGTATTTGTATTAAAACCACCATTAGAAACAAATCTAATTGCTCTATTTGTATTGTCAGAAGCTAAGGGTAAATTTAAAGTCATATTACCACTTGCACCACTCCAAGTTAATTTGATTAACATAGCTTGGTCAAATATTGAAGAACTTAAATTTACAGTTTGTCCTGCTTCAATAGTTAAATTATAAGGTACTAAAGTATTTTTTATTTTATTTACTGTTGTTTGTTTTGTTTCTCCATTTTGAACTGCTACTAAAATTTCAGTACCAACTAAAGCGGTTGCATTGCTTAATTGAGTTATTTTTTTATCTGCCATTACAATATAATTTTACTGTTATTTTCTTGTAGTATAAGGTCTGTATTTTCCTGCAATAGATAATCAAATTGTTTTGTTGTCGTACCTATACCTTGCGCTCGTAAACTACCATCACAACACTTAACGTTGTAGGTGTTATCCTCACATAGACACGCCCTACGACTACCTTTCGGACTTGTTCTACTAGGTGTAAAAAACTTTTTAAATCTTCTCATTTGCCCTGCCCTCTGTTTAGTTTTTTATAGTTCTTACTACTCTTTAATTGACTAGTTTTACTTTTAGCGTGTACGCCTTTACGCTTTACTTTTTTGCGTTCTATTTTAACCGCTACCTTACGCATCTAATTCTTTTAGTTTACTATTTGCCCATCTTAAACCTGCCTTACCACCCCATAATAAATAAGAGATAGTACCACAAGCGGTTGTATCGCTTTCATCATAGTATTCTTCTGCTCTAGACAAATAAGAATACATACGCTTAATAGTTTCTTTGCTTATTGGTTTACCTTGTGCTAATTGCTGCGCTCGTATCTTACCAACTTGTGTAGCACATTTGTTGTTTACTTTTTCGTTAAGTTCTAAACCTCTTTTAGCGTTATTCTTAACACCACTTGGATAGTCTGAATAGCTTTCTAAAACCATTTTTTTACCACCCTTTACACGCTTATCACTTTTTATAATAGCACGTATTTCACTTAATAAGTATTCAGCTTCTTCTTCTTCAATCTTTGCTAGTTCGTCTTTTATGGTTTGGTCTTTAGGTCGTTCCATTTTATCAGCAAAATAGCCCTCTATACTAAACCCTTTAACCTTACCTGTCTTTACAAACTCATTCCAAATTTGTTCGTTATTAACCTTAACACTTCCAACCCACGTTCCTAAAGGTAAATCCATTCCGTATTTTACGCTTTTATCGTGTACCTTGTCCTCAACTATCCAACTCTCAACTAAACTAAGTCCGTTAATTTGGTATTGGTGTTCTAGTGTACTGTTGTTTTGTTTGCCTTGCATCAAATACATTTGAGATGCTTTTAATACAGTATCTTTTGAAAAATATATGTAGTATTCATCTTCTCCGTTTCGTCTGTATATTGGCTTGTTAGGTATTAATAACGCACCCATTAAAATGCGTTTTTCTTTGTCTACTTCAGCTAGTTTAAATTCTTGTGATTTTAAAACTATAAAATCTTCTTCTATTGCACAATTTTCGACTACGCTAATAGCTTCTATACCTATTTCTTGCTCTTCGTCTAGTATTAGTTCGACTATTCTCATATTAGTATATAATGTTTTTATTTATTTTTTGTATTTATAGGGTCGCACCCTCAACAATATTATTTTCTAAACTCTGTGCGGTTGTAACATCATTTGCTACTACATACGCTTGTACAGGTTGTTGTGTTTGACTACCTACTGCTTCGGCTAATTGGCTTGTCTCTGTCGCACCTACTATATTAAAATTAGGTGCTTGTGGTTGTGTAGTTGCACCACCGCCACCTAAACCTCCTACACTTGCACCACCTCCACCACCGCCACCGCCTAAACCTGCGACCGCTTGTGCAGCAATAGTTGCTATTGAAGTAGCTGCGGTTATTTTTGTTGTTGCTATACCTTTTGCGGTTGCAGCTGCTTGTATAAAATAAGCAGGGTTTGGCACAAAACCAATAACCGCAGGTGTAGCAGCTAAATTTGCTTTAGCTTCTGCTATTGCTCTAGCAGCGTTTGATATAACTTGCGCTATTGCTAAACCTTTTTCTACAACTAATAATGTTTTAGCTACTGCTTTTGATTTTCCTGCTAAAGCACCAATAACTTGTAAACCGCCCTGTATAGCACCTGCCTTTGCTTGTTGTAAATTTACTTCTGCTTGTGCTAGTTCTTCATTTAGTTTTTTAGTTTCTTCTAGTTGTTTAGCATTTTGTTTTTGACTTACTTCATCTCTTAATTGGTCGTAGTACGCTTCTACTTCCATCTTTTGAGTATCAGTAGCATTTAACCTTTCTAATTCTGCTAATTTTCTTTGCTCTTCTAATTCAATCTTTTTTAGTTCGGTATTAGCATCTCTATCCTCTTTTTTCTTAATATAATCTTGTTGGATTTTTTCAATAGCATCTTGCTTTTGTTCTTCCGTCATTACATCTTTATCTGCGCCCTCTTTTGTGGTTTTATTTGCTTCTCTAGTTGCAGTAGTAATTTCAGCAGTTAATGCTTTTTGTAATTTAAGTCTTTGAGTATCTTTATTTATTAAATCGGCTTTAAGTTGTGCCTCCTCGTCTAAATCAGCTTTATTACTTTTCGTTAAAGCGTTTTCTGTTTGTTTAGCTTCAAGTCTTAAACGTGCTACTTCTGTTTCTTTATTTGCTAAATCCTCACTAATTGCACCTGCTTCTTTTAAAAACTCAATTCGTTCTTCTGCAGTAAAGTTTTCCTTATCTGCTGCTTTTTCTCTTAATGCAGCTATATCTCTTTCGGCTTCTGCACGTTCAACAATTAAATCCCTTGCTAATTTTTCCGCCTTAGCCCTTTGGTCTGCTATTGTTGCTGCTGCTTTTGCATCTGCAGCTATTTCTTTGCCAAACTCCTTAACTGCGTTTGTTGCTTTATCTATACTATTTTCAACACCTGTAAAACTATCTACAAAACTACTACCTGCCTTTTTTGCATCGTCTAAAGCTGCTTTAAATTCCCCACTAAATACATTTTTTATTGCACTACCTAAAAAACCAACAGTATCTAATATTGCCTTAAATCTATTTGTTATATTTTCAACTAACAGATTTTTAAAGTTTATAAGTGCTTGTTTAGGGTTTTCAAATACAGATATTATACCCTCGCCTAAATCAGCTAATAAGTCTAATAGGTTACCTGTAACACTTCCAATTACACCTAGTATTTTAGCAAATTTATTTTGCCCCTCTTCGCTTCGTGTAAAGGCTTGAGTTAATGACGTTATAGCTATTATAAGCGCACCAATTCCTGTAGCTATAATTGCACCCCTTAATGTCTTAAAACTCGCTATAACACCACCTAAACCACCTTTTAACGCTTTGAATTTACTAACCGCACCACCTGTAGCTTTATCTACTGTATTACCCATTTGTTGAGTAGATGCACTAGTTTCTTTAACCTCTTTGTTAGTTTCTTTAAGACTTTCTGTTAGTTTGTCAATACCACCTGCAGCTTTGACTGCATCAACATCTATTACTATCTTTTTTTCTATTGCCATTTTATTTCTTGTTTAAGTGCTTTGTAACCCTCTTTAAGTGTTGTAGGTAGTTTGTACTTACCTTTTGCTATTCGGATATTTTCCGTTTCGCCCTCAACGTATTTTAAACCATCTATAATTAGTCTTATCATAATGTTGTGCCTGTTAGTCCTGTATCAAATGAAAATAAATCGTTTCCACTTACACTATATTTTGCTCTTATTGTTATGTCGTATGTAGTGCCACTTTCTAAACCATTTACTTTTAGCGTTGTAGTCGTGTTTGGCTCTGCACTAAATAACCCACCATTTACATAAATATTATATCCTGTTACACCACTTATAGCATCCCACGATACAGTAATAAAGTCTGTGCCTTTTGTAGCCTCTGTTAGTTGTGCTACTCTACCTAAATAAGCGACTTGGTCGTTTTTTATTTGACTTTGAAACTCATCTTTGTTATATAGTTCTAAGTCTGTTTTATTAGTTAGTAAATTAGTCTTAATACTATTAATTCTATAGGGTTTATTTGCTATTATAAATTTGTCGTTTAGTTTGTATTTTGTGATTATACTTAAAGGCAAATAAGCACTTACTTTTAGCATCCTACTTTTTCTATCAAAAACAGTTTCTACATAATCTAAATAGCCATCCTCAAATAAATTAGTGCTTTGGCTTGGTATTTCTTGTAGCCATTCATCAGCTTCTAGCCCAAAATTTAACTGCAATCTAGTTGTAAAACCCCAATCATAACTAGTCAAGTTTGTAGGTCTTCGATAGTGAGATGGTGTACTTCCACCTATTGTTAGTTCGTTATTTGTATTAACTTGTCTTACCATACAAAAAAGTAAAGGCTCTCCTATTGTTGGTTCAAACTTTTTATCTAACATCGCACCTTGACCTATAAGAGTTAAAGCGTCTGTGTCTTCATTGCTTAAACGCTCATACATCATTTTTTCAAAAGGTACTTCTACTTTATATATGCTACCATCCCATTCATTATCGCCATAGCTTTCCTCTGCAAATGGTACGCCTTGTATCTCGTCTGAAAATTGTACTAAAAAGGACTTTTTACTTTTAAATTTAAAGTCCATTTCTTTATACTGAAATATACGCTCAACACTTGAACTTGAAGCATCTACATATTTTGTGATATCATAGCTTGTGCCTATGTTCATAAAAAACGATGCTCTTTGTACGTTTATATCATCTCCATCCTTAAAAACTACTAGATTAAACATTTTAAATAACCCACTTAAAAAGTCCATTACTTTCATCTTAGGCATTTGCTTTGCTACTATAAACTCTTTGCTTACTGTTGATGATACAGGTGTATAAGTAGCTTCATATAAATCATACCACGCACTATCACTTGGGATAGTTCTAAATTTTCTTCTAATTACTAAAGACTGCGTTAATGATATTGTGTTTTCTGCTTCTACTTCAATTATTAAATCTAAATATTGACTAGGTGTTAAAGCATAGTCTATAACTGCGGTCGTACTAGTTGAGGTTTGGTTTACGTATGTTTCCTCTGAATACACATACCCTGTACTACCTTTTAATATTCTTACAGTATAGCTTTCTGTTGTTCCTGTAGTTATATCAACTCTTGCAACGTATTGATGTTGCCACGAAGGTTGTTCGATTATTATACTTCTAGGGTCATCAGTATAACCATAAGATGAAGTAATACTGCTAAAATTAAACCCTATTGGGTCATCGTCTTGGTGTCTAAACCTATTTCTTAAAATAAAAGTATCTCCACCCTCTTCTGCGTTAGTTATATAACCCTCATTTCTGTGCATCCACATATAGATATCTTTAAAACTACTAGAGTTAAAAAAGCCATCAAATTGTATTTGTGGGAACGTATTACTAATTGCATCTATAATAGCCTTGCATCTTATTGCAGGTTTTAAATCAGTCCATATAAGTCCTGTGCCTGTAGCATTATCTAAATAACCACTATTTGAATAACGCATATTTTTACTATGATGTATATTAGGCACTAAGATATCTGTACTACCATATGTACTCTCTATAGTTGCATCATCATTTGTAAACAGGTTTGTTATGTTAGCACTTGTATAGTCAAAGTTTAAGCTACTAGGGTAGTTTAGTCCTGCAAGTGTTGTTTCTCCTAGTACTTCTTTGAGTTCTACTGCATCGCCATAAAACACTACTTTGTATGCGTGTGCCTTGTTATCTTTTAACGAAACACTCTTAAACTGTATCTTGCCTTTTTTGTAGTCAATTCCGTTTAGTTTAATTATAGCATCGTGTCTATATCTCGCATCAAAACTATTCTCTATATCTTGATTTTCATAGTGTCTAAATAGTTTGTTGTTTAGCTTAGATGCAGGTAAATTGAACTGTTGGCTAAAAGGTGTGAATACTTTGTCAATATCTTTAACGTTTAGTAAACTGTCTGTTATAGTTATACTCTCATCCTCAAATAAATCAGCTCTAAAATAATCACTTGTAATTCTGTATGGTTCACTTAAAGATAAAGGTGTAAATAGACTAGTTGATAAGGTAAGTTCTGTGTCGCTTACTACTGCAGTAACTTTTGCTATATCCGCACTACTTAAATTTGTTACATAATCCCCTACCTCAATAGTTGAAGAAAACTGCCCTGCTTCGTCTATTAGTTGATTTGATACTAGACTAACACCTGACCCATTATAACGCTTGTAACCTCTTATATATAGTTCTATTATCTGCATCTATCTTATGTTATTAATAGTGTCAAAAGCAAAGTCTATTTCTATTGTGTAGTTTATTAGTTTGTCGTTTAAGTGTGTTTTATAATTTAAACTAGAACTAGATATATTTATAGGAAGCGTTTTATTTTCTATCTCTATCCAACAATCTTCGCTTAATTGCATCTCTTTAAACACCTTATTATATTCTTCAGGATAAAACCCTGTATTTAGTGTTAGTTTTTCAGTTCCGTTTTTAGTTAATATTTTCTGTTGGTGTCTACTTCTATCATAAGCACCATTTACAATTATATTACGCTTAAATTCTTCTTTTGTGGTTGTTAGTGTTTCATTACTACGTTTAAAAAACCATATATCCTGTAATGCACCGAACTTATTTACAAATGTTACTTTATAAGGTTGGTATTTACATTCTTCTATATTTTCTACTGTTAGTTTTATAACACCATCAGTTGTATCTATATAAATAGTATCAAAGTCAAACAAAGTAAAGTCATCTACAAACTCCTGCAAACAAGCACTATTTTCAAATGTACCACCATCTTGTATTACTCTATTCTCGTATTCATCAGCACCATTAACACCATTTGTAACGTATTCTATTTGCTCATCACTTTCAGTACTACTAGTAACCGCCTTTGTATATATTTGGCTTCCGTTTAGTTCGTATGTAACCTGTGTAGTCTTAGACGTATCTACAGGTATTGTAGCAGGTGCATCATCTAGCTTTACTATTTTAGTGTTTGTTTGTAATAGTCCGCTATCGTTTTGTGGGTTTGCATCATCTTCATAAAATCCGTACCCATCAAAACCTACTACCTGTGTATAGCTTGTAAAACTCCCTGCTACACCACTTATGTAATTTTTTGTTCTATAATCAACCCAAACATTAAGCGTTTCATAATCGCCATCAAACGTCTGTAGTAAATAATCTCTTACAATTTCGCCTATCTCAAATGTAACATTTTCAGTAATTGCAAAAGAAGTTAATTGAAACAAATTACTTCTGTCTGTTGTTTGCGTTCCTGTATATACATATAGTTCCATATCTACCTGCGTTAAGTTAGATGCGGTTATGTTTATATAGTATGGGCTTCTTGCGTTAATCTTTGCCATTATTTCTCTTTTATATTAAGTTGTATCTGTTTTTCTAGACCTATTGAATACGCTTGTACTAAATCATCAGGCAAACGCTTAAACGCAGCTTCAAATGGTTTAGTAAAAAATAGACTTGGTTTAATTCCTTTTTTATACACCGCTCTAGCTATTAAGTATTGTAAACTTTGTCTACTTAAAAACTTACCCCCTTTACCTCTAGGTGCTATTCCCTTTCTTACTATCCACTTATCAAAAGCCTTTCTAGGTGGCATTTTAGTTGTATAGGAATAAGGTGTATTGTATTTATTTTCTGTACCACTTACACCCCTATCCTGAAACGTACCATAATCAGCCATTTTAAACGCTAAGGACGTACTTTTAGCGCTTTTTGATACTTCGTACCCTAAACTATTATAAAGTTCTTTAGATGCGTTCTTTTTGCCCTTAGTTAAGTTGCTTCGGCTTTGTTGTATAACGTACTTAGCAAACTTATTTAGTTCATCTCTTAAATACTTATCTGCTAACATATATCAATATCGTTCTTTACAAACACATCAAAAGTTGCACTCCACCCTGCTAAACGATTATCAAACCTTTCATAAAAAGGCTCTAGTGTAGCATCACCATCTAATTGGTATTGGTCGCTATATAGCGTACCCTTTCTAAGCACCATAACAAGTTTATTAAGTACTGCTAGTTGAGTGTTTAGTATATCTTGCTCGTTATTGTTACCTCTAAATATATCGGTTGTAGCTTCTTTGCTTTCATCAACTATATCCAT